ATTAAGATCTTTGATATTATATGTATCTAAATTACTGTCCTTTAGAAATTTAGACCACATAAATACGGGTCTGCCTTTCTTTAGTTTTTCTATCATTTTTTTCTTACCTGTTTCGTCATTGTCGAACATATATCTTACAGTTTCTATTTCATCAAATTCATCTGTAGATCTTCCAGCGGTAGCTAATGCCAGTGAGTTTGACATAAACTTAGCATCTAGTGGTCCTTCGAACAATGTAACTGGCCTTTGAAATGTAACTTTCATAATGCCAAACAGTGTAGAAATCTTTGCAAGCTGATTAGATTCTGATTCACTTATCTGAAGAGGCTGACCCATTTCTTCATATAGTTTTGGTAAATCATATGAAAGGTATCTTTGCCCATATCCTTTCATTCTTCTTGTTTGAGCGCCAATGATTTTATTATCTGTACTAAGATTTAAAATCCAAAGGCGATGTTCTTTTGCTGAATATAAAAATTCATCTAATTTTTTATGCAATAATCTATCTTTAAGCTGAAACCATATCCAATCACCTGGTTCAATAGACTTAGCTTTAAACTTAGCCTTAAATGTATCGATGTCTATTGCATGTTTTTGTATATCTTCAAACAGGGTGGGTTTTAATACATTCTCTGTACGCACCTGTAATTTATTCTGTTGAATATAGTCAATTACTGTAAAAGAATCTCCGCTTTTACTCAAGCGAACATCATGATCTTTTAAAAAGGTGTGTAAATTAGTATGATGGCCACAGTTATAGCAGTGATATTGTAGTGTGTCCCAGAATAAATTACCACGTTTTGCGGTATCATCTTTGTGGGAATCACCACAATAAGGACATGCTAGGGTTATTCGCCCATGCATGCCCTTTAGTGATTGCTTGTTAGGATTTGTATGTGATTGAGTAGTTACTTGTATAAGCGCATACTCTATCCTTTCCTTAAGCTCTTGTGTAAGCTCTATGTTATTAGATGTCGAGGTCATTCAAGAAAGAATCAAGATCATCATCTGTAGAAACAGCTGAAGTTGTAGATTCTGTCGTTGAAGATGTCGCGACTGGAGCTGCAGCTTCAACTACAGTTGTTGCCGTAGTGTTATTAGAAGTAGTAGCTTTTTTAGGCGTAGACTTAGCACTGCTTGTTACTGCTGAAATAGAATCACCAGGGTTTAAGTACATGCGAAGTACGTCATTTACAAAAGCTCTAGTGTCTTCATCCCATGCTTTATAGTCATAGTTTACAAGAGATGGAGCGTTTTCTAGCTCAGCCTTAATTGCCGTCATAGTTTCTTTAGTTCTTTCTGCTGGAGCATCGCCCATTAGAATAGCAGAAGTACTTGCAGAGAACTTAGACTTATCGTAGTTATTGTACTCACCTTGACGAGTAATGATCAATTCGAAGTTCTTACCTTCAAACAAGTCAAATACTTGTGTTGGTTCACCAAAATCTGGCTTCAATTCTGCATCGATCTTTTCTTTGATCTTGTAACCGAATTTGAAGATTTTGTAAGTACCTTCTAGTTCAGGATTTTGTGGATCCTTAATAATTTTAATTAGAGAATAGTACTGCTGACGTCTTTTTAGTTTCTCTGATGACTTGCGATCTACTGCTGAATCAGATTTTCTCAGTTTCCAGAATACATCTGCGATTGGGCATTTTTCACCAATTGAAGAAGGTGAATCTACCAATTTACCGTCACCGCTAGAATTTGTTAACCAGTGTACGTATTTTTGAATTAGAGAATTTCTTGGATTCTCTGGATTTGGAACGAAGCGGATTAGTGCTTTATAAGTTCCGTCTTTGCCGTCATCGGCTGTTGGTTTGTAAACTTCGTTTACTGTTGTTCTTTCGGGCTGATGCGTTTCTACGTCTTCTACGCCCAAGTTAAAAATGTCAAATGATTCGCTCATAATACCTTTAAATTGTTTAATTGTTTAATACTTGAAATTACTTTAATGTTCTTTCGTTACCTTATAATGTATAAATAAAAAATGTTTCAATTAAATGTTAAAATTGCTCCACTTGGTTCCTTCCATCTATTGTTCTCTAACTTAATCAGTCCTGACTTGTTGAGTAACTCTGACGCTTCCTTTTCAGTAAGCTGGTTCGCTGCAACCATTTTATTGAGAATCTCCACTAGACGAAGGTAGTCTACAGTAATTAACATGTAATTTCTACTTTAATTATTATACTTATTATATATCTTAGTTCTCTATTGTTTCATGGAGACTAAATTAAAAATTTATTTCAAAAAAATGAAACAGTTTTTCTACACGTGCATATAACAAATGTTATTTAAGTCTGGAGGAAAGATTAGGTGGAGGGGTTTGAAACGTATGTAACCAAGAAATATGCATCGACTAGGTCGTCTAACGGCTTCGGGATCTTTTTCCCAATTTCAAGATCTTTAATCATAGAATGTAGGGGACTTTGAGCCAAGATTGGGTCATCGTTCACATTTTGTTGATATGCCTCAAACAACTGAAGCTTATTCATGTTACCTTTGCCAGCAAACTTCTTAATTGTGGTAGGTGCAACAGTTAATATATCTTTAACGTGAAGTTGAGAAATCATTTGTTCTTTAAGGATCGCGGCACCTGCGGCCATATCAATTATATTGTTTGTTCCCATTTTAGAACCATAAGAAGTTCCTTCAAATGCAATAATATAATCATTCTTAGTTTTAGTAATTCCTAAAATAATATTGATAATTTGATCAGCGGTTGCCATATACCTTCTAACCTTTGCTAACTCATTCTTAGAATAATCACCAAACGTAGTTTTCCAATCAGGTTGGTATACTAATGTAACGTCACTTAGTAGGCTAATATCTTCCTGAAGTTTTTGTTCCTTCTTAGTGCCTAAACCTGGTTTAACGTAACTTATATAATGATGTGTATTGGATTCTGTATTAAAAATACAAATACCTGGGGAATTTAAAGAAAAATCTACTGAAACGTAATTCATTTAGAATCTTTTACCAAGACTAGCGCCTAATGCAGCACCTACAAGTCTTGAGGTTAACAAATCAAATAATATACCTTTTTGTATACCTAACACCTTAGCTATCAGTTTACCAACTGATTTTCCTAAAGCAAATCCAGTTAAACCACCAATAATAGAACCTAAAAGGCCTTCATTAGTCATCTCTTCATTTAGTTTGTCTAAATTATAAGTACCGTCTTCGTTTTGATATGTTTTACAAAACTCTTCAATAGCGGCATCTATTTTAGATTCTAATTCAGGAGTCCACTCAGACTGTAGATTTTCTTTAAGAACATCCATGTCATTTTCTGTGATCTTTTCCTCTACTAAGTATTTATTAAATGTTTTCATATTGTATATATCTTTGATTATTAAACTTAGTGTTTATCAATAAATTGTTCAAATAATAATAAGTGACTTAATACTTTTTTAGATTCTTGGATTGCATTATCTTCATTAGAGTAAAATTTATATCCTTTGCCCTCAACAAATCCATCTTTATTGAATTTAACATAGCTTCCACCACTTATAGGCTTCTTAAAGTAAGCTGAACATCTAGTGTTTAAATTTAGTAATTCTTTTTTAGCTTTATTCTCAGACATGCTCTCACAAAAAATTCTAGCACTGTGAAAACCACTAGCTACACGAAAACCTGAAGAAATGTCTCCATAAATACTTTGTTCTATATATTTGTAATTTTTACTTTCAGCATCTTTAAAAGCGTTAGCTTCTTCTTCAGATTCAAACACAGCGGCTATCCATTCTTCTGCTTTATCGAAACGGTTTCCTTTTTCTGGGTTAGATCCCCATACTGTGTAAATTTTTTGTTTTGCCATGATATTATTTGGTTATTTTATGATCCAGAAAAGTCTTTAAATGGTAAATCAGTTTTGTGAATCTTAACAAATTCTTTATAAGCCTTTTTCTTATCGGCAGTTTTTAGTATTTTATACATTTCTCTAAGTCTTTCAGCATGTGCTGATCCTCTTTTCCATGCTCCATGGTCATCTGCATACATGTAAGTTGTATCAAACGATTTCATTGAGGTTAAATATTGGTCTAACGGAGAAATAAATTTTTGTAAAAAGTATTGTTGAATATCGTATGCTGAAGAAGTTTTCTTATTGAGATATAATTCATATTGACCTCTCCAATTGGTTCTTTTATATGCATGTAAGACATCCGTGCCTTCTTTGTGTTTTACAGTTATTTGCCACTTAATACCTTTATCAGTAGATTGATCTTCATATTGAACATCATCTAAATTATCAGATATGCCAGCATATGTAAGTAGATTAATGATAGTCATTCTAAGATCTTCTTCTATTTCGGAAGGAGTTCCCCATCTACCTCTTTCAAAATCTTTGTAAGAGTAATAACTTTCTAATGTTAGTAAGTGTTTCATACTGTATATATTAATCTAATTCTATTCTTAGTTTTAATTGGTTGTAATAGAAATTAATTTCAAAAGTGCTAAATTCAGAAATATTATCTGAGAAATTTAAATTAAGTTCATTTATAGAATTCATTATTGGTTTTGCAAATTGCATATAAGCAACTGATGCACCTTCAGAATCTAATATTCTTAATGTTAAAGGTTCAGTATAAGGCTCAGTGGTTGATCTAGCATAATAATACAACAACGTATCCATCATTATCCAGTAGTTTATAAAACCATCTAACAGTTGCATTGTTACTGTAAATTGTCTCTCTATTGTATTTTGAATAGGCACAGCACCTCTTTGGTATCTTATTGATCCATCATTATCAGCTTGAGATATTGGGTCAAAAGAAACTCCGGGAATATTTACACCCTGGATAGAATAGTTAACAAAATCTATTGGCTCCGCTAAAACAGAACCAGGTACCTTAGTTAAGTATTGCTTGTATTTTTCAGCAACTTCTTCGGGTATAAAGTTTCTAGGAAACTTAAAGTCAAATGTATTATTCCTACTATTTAAAATCATATTATGCTTTTACGAATTTACCGCTTGTAATGTATGTTTGCTCTTTACCGTTGTCTATACTAATATAGAATTTATTATTTGACATATTTCTAATGGCATTCGCGTTTGCTTCGTTTATTCTAAACAAAACTTCACCTTCACCCATATCTATGTCTTTATTAGAAACATGATTAAATGTGAGCTTGTTAGTTCCGTCTCCAAATGAAAGTACTAATCTCTCTGCATTTTCAAAAGAAATAAATTGAATGTCATCGCCTTTTTTCTTTGAAATAACAAACTTAAAGAAACATGCAAACGGCGGAATACTTATACTTAAATCTCCTTCACCTACAAAATCAGAGGTTTCTACCTCTTCTACATTTTGAGTTATTTCATTTTCAGTAGATCCATCAAGCGTTACTCTAGAAGACGAAGCAATTATGTTATGTCTTTCTATAAATGCTGGTACAACTTTTACTGATCTTGGTAAACTATCTGTAATTAAACTTTTAATTACTTTATTACCAGAAAGATTTGGTAAAATATTGTAAACCTCAGTCATGACATTTGGACTATTAATCTTTAATGCCGAAAGTTTTTTTCCATACTTTCCTGCTTGATTTAAAATTAAACTAGCTCTTTTTACAATTTGAGTATTATCTGTTTGGTTGTAAATTCGCATAGTAACTTCTATAGAGAAATTAACAGCAACATTAGCGTTCTTAATAATTGGTCTAAATAAGATAGGATCGTTAAAATCTTCATACTGTGTAAATGTTAATTCATTTGTTTTTACATAAGAAGTTCCAATTTGTTCAAATACATCTACATCAAATATAGCTATAATATCATCTGATGATGTTCTAATTCTATCTAAAATATATGCTTCAAATCCACCGATTGAATTGTCTTTTTCTCCGTAAATCTTAAAGTAATCACCATCATTTGCATCTTCAATAACTACAGTAAAATCTTGGAATTCATCTTCTCTTGAAACTGTAAACGAATTCTCTTCACCTACATAAAAATAATCATAACCATTTCCTACCTCTAATCTATCTATAAGTTTGAAACTAACACCATAATTAGAAGTAGTGATCAAATCGCTAGAGCCTGGTGTTCCATCACCGTAAAATCTATCCGTAAATTCAGAATTCTGACCTATTATAGATGGAATTTTAATTTCTATAAATTTACTCCAAAGAGTTTCTCCTAAAAGAAAGGGTCTAGGGTTTGCATACTCATAGTTACTAGTATTTAAATAAACTAATTGTGTTAAATAGTTTTTTCTTCCAGTTGATCTATCAGTTGTTATTTCAAACAAAAATCCTTCATAATCTCTAGCGGCAAAACTGTAACCACTCTTTAAGTGAAGTCTAACAGCATCATATTGAATATAATTTATATTTTGAGTTGCTTCGACTTGATAATTAATTAAATCGGCTTCATTACTACCAGTCCATCCTGCATTGTTATTGATGTAATTAAACATTTCATAATATCCAGTAGAATCATAACCTAACAATGCATATCTAGATTCATCATTAGGAACTTTAATACCATGGTATCTTCCGAGTGGTTGATTTATATCATTTCCAGTAACTTCGTCTGGTGTAGAAAATAGGGGATTAGCTCTTGTGTCGATTATTATTTTTCCACCAATTAATCCTGTGTATTTGTATTCTATTACTCCGTTTTGATTTGGAATATATTGACCTATTTTAGTAACATCAGAATATGAATATATGCCTAAGCCTCCTGTTATTTGAAAAGAACCTGGATCTGGCAAAGCAGATAAGTCAAATTTGTATGTTTTTCCGTTTTGAAGAAGTAATGTTCTTGCTGCAAAATTTTCAACAGACAAATATCCACTGTTAATTGTTACATCAAAATTTACTACATCGCTACCTAGTTCATTTATTAAATGTCTAGTGTAAAGCGGAGAGTTTTTAACGGTATCTAGGAATTTTACCTCACTACCGTTATCGTCAACCTCTATTTTAGTTGCGTCTGGATTACTTTGATCGTGATATATGAATTCTAATAAAACGTCTTCGTCTATCCTGAAATATCTTGATGATTTTGCCATATTGTTTAGAATCTCAAAAATTTAGGTGACCAATACACTCCTAAACCAATAGAAGGACCAGTACTAATTACTTGATTATTATTTAAGTTTATTCCATAACCAACACCAATACCAATAGACCATCCAGCTTTTTTCTGAACTTTTCTATTTAGTCTTGTGTTAATTAAGTTGATATTTTCAATATCTTTTATTTCTATGCCCGGATAACTAGTGCTTAATTTTAATCTATCTGCACCGTCTATATTTTCGATAGCTGCCATTAGACTTAAAGTTTGTGTTAATTCAAATTTACTATCCAACACTTTAAATTGACCAAAATCATATTTGATAATAGATGTTCCAAATAATGATCTAGAATTACCATTACCAAAATCTTTATTAGAAGTAAAAGTAACCTCCGCTGAAGTTGAATCTATTTGTGTAACATTTGCATCGGCTAATAAGCTATCTTTTATTTCTAACTCTGCAGAAATCAATGAGTTAACTGTACTTAAATCTTCAGCTAAATCTAGGGCTTTCTGGTATTTTTTAGTCAATTTAACAAGATTGTTATTTTTTATAGACAAGTCTACTTTATACGATCTTATTTGTGCTAACTGATCTCCGTTTTCATTTCTCAAAACTGTAACAGAGTCTTGAGAAGCCTTTAAATTATTAAGAGCTATATTAGCGTCTTCCTGTGCATACTTAACGTCTTGTTTCAAAGAAGCCACTTGGTTGCACTGTTTTAAAAACAACAGCACAAAAAGAGCACCCAATACAAATGTTAGGGTGTTCTTATTACCAAATATTTTCTTAATTATTTCCATATAAATTTATTTAATAATTATTATCCAATAACCTTAGGGCCTTCACCATCCTCTTCGGAGACGCTGCTATCTATTGTGTAGTAGAACAAATCATTACCCGTGGTAACTCCGCCGTGAGATAATTGTAATGCAGCTGCGATACCATTGAGTGGACTAGATGCTTGGGTGAATGTTATATTTCCGGTCCATATAGTAGGAACACTTTCACCCTTTGAACTTACAGGCGAAGAACCCGTCGGATTAGTAACAGTTGTACTTACATATGCACTAGATACTTCATCGGGCGCTGCCGGTGAGATGTTAGCAGGTACATTTGTTAATGTGTATCCTACTGTAACATCCCCGTTACTAAAGTTATAATCATTAGATGATTGGTTGTAATTATCTAACTCAACACCTATTGACACAAATGCTGGTGTCGCTGTAGGTGGAATCGGAGTTGCCGTTGGAGGAACCGGAGTTGCCGTTGGAGGAACCGGAGTTGGTGATAAGCTTCCTCCAGCTGCCTGATTAACATCTATAGAATTAGTAGTTGTTCCGTCAGCGTGATTTACTGTTAATGTAGCAGATCTAGCTTGGCTTGTTTGGTTATCACTTACTGTAATTTCCCAGGTATCTGAAGAACCGAGTTGATTAATTGTGATCCAACCTGTCGCTGGGTTATCCCACGAATACTCGGCGCTACTAGGAACTACTGTTACTGTTCTTGTATATGTGTGTGCCATTTTAGTTTGTTTTTATTTCTTATTTATTTATTTCAATTTTATTAGTGTTACACCATTCTTCAACGGCTACACAACCTATGTTATATGTTTTTGCCTTTTCTATTGAACCGAATGGAAAATAAAGTTCACTGGTATTATTAGTCCACGATGTTTTCCATAAATCTACTCCACTTAATTTTTCAACAGTAGCATCAGTTCTATTAAATACGTTTGACTTTTCTCCCTCGTCGCCATCGATGGTAATAAAAATTCTATCCCAACATTTAATGTGAAAGAAATCTCTAGTAAATCCAAGGCGGCTAGCCCAATGATATTGTGCAGCTGTAAGATCTAACATGAATGAGTTATTTAATGCTATTTGAGTCGCACTTGTCATTATAGACTGTAACGTAGCTAATTCACTGGTATCATATATCTCGCCTGATAGCGGTGTCATTACGACATCTGCATCCTTTGAACTTTGACTACCACCAACCATACCGCCTACAAGATACCAATTATAGTTGGCATAATTAGGAATATTCTGCTTCACCTCTGCCCACCACGTTTTAATTTTAGCGGGAGTACACGGTCTTCTAAAGTTTGTGTGATCTGTAGTGGAAACGTTCGGTCCTATATTTAATTTGTAAGCCATGTTGTTTTTATTTTTTATGGTGTCGTGACTTCCCCTGAGTCATCACATCCTTTAATTAAAAATGTATCTGATACCGGAGGAATCGATTGGCCATTTCCATTAAATCCTGTTACAGTACAAGTAAGTGTTGCCTCATCTCCGCCACCATCACATGCACTAGTGAAAAGATATTCTACTTCAAGTGTTTGTTGATTTGTGGAAGACAAGTCAAACCTATTAGCAAGTATTCCGCTAATAGACCATGAATATGTCGGTGTTGTGCCGTAGCCACCTGACCCGTAAATATTAGATGGCGTTGCTGTATAAGTTTGAGATCCTTGTGATGTGTAAATCCATTCTGCTCCAGTGATTGTTACTGAAGAACCTTGTTGACCACCACAGTTAGTCCAAGATTCTAATACCTCATTGTTGTCATTTAATTTAACTGACCATCCGCTCCAAGCAAAGTTAGGTTCGTTAGAGCTAATTATTTTCATCGAGCCGCTATTACCATTTACTGCATAGTTATTCTGGAAGTAGTTCTGGAAGTTTGTTCCACCTTCGCCCTGTGGGTATGTAAACGTATCTGTACCAGAAGTTTGACTACAAATGTTAGCCCAATCATCTGTTTCAGCAATTTGTGCAGTATAACTTTCGATACTTACGCTACCATCAATTCCTATTTCGAAGTTCAATTTACTAGGATCTATTTGATCACTAAACCCAACAACAACTCTACCTGCTGAATTCACATTAGGGTCAATGTAATAGTTGTTGCCATTACCACCCCATCCAGAGATACTAACTTGGCTAGGGCTAATGTTATAACCAGAGTTTGCTTCAACATAGAATTGGTCAGCAAAGCTAGAATTAGCAACTCCGGTTTTTGTAATCACACTGCTAGGAGAACCTCCAGTTGGGTCAGTGTAAATTGACGCGTTGCCTATTGCACTGTTTGCTGTAATATTAACCGTATATATTTGCGGTGTTGGCGTTGGTGGAACTGGAGTTGGTGTCGGTGGAACTGGTGTTGGCGTAACCGAGACTGATCCAACTGGAGTTCCATCTGCATTTGCATTGATGTTTCCACCACCTATAGTAATACTATTATTATTTACTGGTGTACCATCTGCGTTTGCATTGATATTTCCACCGCCTATAGTAATACTATTAGGTACTGCCGATCCACATTCTGTACATAATTCTTTCCACTCATTAGATGCAAAGTACCCTTCAAATTTATTATTTACTGAATTGTACCTGATCATACCAGCTGTTGGCGATATAGGATCAGATGAGTTGTTTAAGCGTACATATCCTTTAAATTCTGCGTTTGCATCAACATCAACGATTCCTGTACCTAAAGTTTCTAATTTAATATTGCTTCCGCCACCCGATTGAAGAGTAACTCCACCACCACCTGTGATAGATGTTAACCCGCTTGAATCAAAATCTATTTGATCAACATTAATTGCAAACTGAATGTTTTGTGCTTGGAATGCATTTTGAATGGCAAATCTAGTTATAGAATTATTTGAGTCGTATGTACTTGTAACCGATAGTTTTTCACCACTAACGTCATCCAATAGAGTAATGTAATTATCAAACGCTATTGAATCTTTTTTAATAGTTATCTTAGAATTAAGACCTGTGTTTACTCCATCTACTAAAACAGTCTCATCGAAAGAATCATCACCTAAAAATATAACAGGTGTATATGTTAACCCTAACCTTTTAGGTTTTAGAATTTTATAAGTAGAATCTACGGCAGGGTCTACAGAAAACCATGGAGTATTAGTAGTACCAGTATCACCCTTTATACCTTGATCCCCTTGATCACCTTTAACACCTTTTTCTCCCGTTAATCCTAGGTTTCCCTGTTGTCCTTTTTGGCCCTTTTGGCCTCTTGGTCCACCCCCATTTGCAAGAATCTGATCAAAATTATAATTAATCTTTTCAAACTTAATTGAGTCAGAATCACTAGGGTGTAATATTTCTCTAATATTGATTGCCATTTTATGACTTTATTTTTATCATAGGTTTTATATCATAAGAGTAGCCTAATCTTTTATTATATATCAACCTAAAATTCATTGGCTTTTGGACGTGATTTCTATATGCGAAATTATTTCTATCAATTGTAAATCCATCAGAATCTAATTGATCAATAGTCACCGCACTAATTATCTTTGAGCCTTTGCCTTTTTTCTGTTTAACGTATAACATAATAGAATCTAAAATATAAGTTTCTACTAAATTATTTTCTGCATACATTAATGCATCATCATTAAGTGTTTCTTTATTACCAGCAGAATTCGACGGTTCAACATATTGAGATATGCTGGCCAATACGCCTTCTTTGGCTAACTTAGTAATTAAAGTATCTGTTATGTAAAAATCTGCCATTACATAGTTTTTATTTTCAAATAAAACTATATCAGTTGAATTTTCACTGTTTCTTAATATTTCATCTAGCTCTTCTTCTGAAGAAACATATGAAGCACTAAAGTCTAGTAGATTATAAGAATCCTTTGGCTTCATTACAGTCGATGCTAGATATGATCTTTCTTCATGAGTATCGAGTGTTCCCGGAATATTTATAGAATTACCGCCATCTAGCGATCTAGTATAATAATTAGAATCCCAAGAAGATCTAAATACATTAATATCTTTTTTATCGATTGCTATTTCCCCAATTAATGGATAAAGCGGTAACTTATCACTAGTGCCCGATAATTTAGTTACACCACCTGGGTTTATTTCATTTACTTTATGATAAAAATGATTTTTTATTAATCCCCATTGAGAATCGTGTGTACCATCATCACTTATAAATCCTAAATTAAATGATATACCACACTTATTATATCTCTTATAATATGCTGCCGCTCTATTGAATTCATCTAAGTCTAAAAGCGAGTGCTTATATAATTGTTGCTCGAAATTTAATTCGTTTAAGTTTGAGGTTAAATGTAACCTATTAACCTTAAAGTGTGAATATAAATCTGTAAATGTAACTACAGGTTTCATGTCCACCGTATACTTACCATTGTGTCTAATTAAAAATGGGTAATACTCAGGAGACATTGATAATTTATAACCAATATTACCTTTAAACAATTTGAAACTTTTAGGTTTATCGGTATCTTCTTCAATAGTTAAATTAGATCTTTGTATTATTTCAGTACCGTCACTAAAATTGATAACAAATCTATTATTAAGAATAGTACCGTCAGATTCTACAGTTGTGTATGTAACTTCATTGTTGTTTAAGTTAACTAAATCAGCAACTGATTTTGCTGTTAACCTCTCTAAAATTATTTTATGAGCATTTGCTCCTCCACCAACATACGTATATTGCGCACCGCCTTGAATAGAGTTAGGCAAGAATTCAATGTCTAATACATCTGTTTCGTCAGCGATGTTAACAGGTTTCCCAGATATTTTTAATGAATTATCAGAATCTACTGAAACAACAGAAACTTTGTAAATAGAATTATTATCATCTGTAGGGAACAAATCTATATGAATATCTCCATATAAACCATTTTCACCTAACGTAATTTGAGAATCGAATTCAGGTAATGTGCCATTAATGTGTTGAATTCCAGGGATTGTGTATGGTCCTTCATCTGACCAATTAATACTTGGATCATTGAATTTCAATGCACCGTTAAATTTAGTATCTGCATATGTAAAGTCATTGGCATCTGCATCAAAAACAATTTTATGATTTAATTCATACAATAGTTTTCTATTAACATTACCATCAATCCAATAATCACCTAAGTCAAGTGTAATATACAATATTACAAACTTAAATTGTTTATTTTGAATAACTTCATATGATATACCATTTGTTTCAGCGTCTTCATTAACTTTAAGCATTACACTAAACTTGTATCCATTAAACTCGCTACTTTTAACAAATTCGTTTGCTGTAGAATTAATAAATTCCTTTCTATTCTTAAAATCTACTTTAATACCCTTAAAAACGGTACTAGCAAATGTAAGGTTATTACCACCATCTACTAAAGAATATTTTTTCTTTAAGTTTGTTTTAATGAAAGAAGTAATGCTATTTTCTAGTGAATTTATTTCAGAATCACCAGGTAATATATCTTCATATATTTCAACTAAATCTTCTTCAGTTAAAGTCTTTTCAAAACCGTCACTGATCATGAACATGTCGAAATAATTATATGTTGTGCTTTTAAATAAATTAGGACTTAAATCAAAGCCATCAATAAAGTTAATGTAACTAAACGTTTCATTTAGCTGATTGTACTTTAAATACTTAGGTGGTTTTTCAATATAGAACCACTCATGTGTCATGGCTTCTCTATCTCTTTCAGATATTGTTAAATCCGGAGAGAAATTAGTTCTACCAAATGCTTCGTTTGCATTTAAATAATATGGCTGTTCTCTTACGGTGACAGAATCTTTAAGCACCCACTTATTAATGTTAGGTACTATTCTAGAATTAGTAGCATATTCTTTTAAACTATTTTCTTTAAGTCTATCGAATTCAGAAGTAATTTGTTCATCTTCTTCCTCGTCTATTGATTCTTCTAAAAGAATCTGAGATAGATTTGAAAAATAATCAATTGGATTTAATTCAAAATCTTCACTAAAAATATCTCTAGCTCCTAAAATTGTAGTTTCAATTCCTGTTGTTTCATCAATGTTATTAATAGCATTAATATATGGCTCATAGTCTATTTCTTCTTGAGTTTCATAGATTAGTTCTTTAATATCAGAATTAGATGTATCGTAAAAATCAACATTCATATCATATATGTCATATGCTGAAAACAAACCTAATCTTACTTCATTTTCATAATAAACCTTACTATTACCAGTTTCTAAATCATTTTTATCCTCTAAAATAACTTTACTAAATTCAGAATTCTCAGTGTTAATATCCTCGACAATATCGATTACTTTATTATAAACACCTTTGTATCTTGTTTCTATAAAGTCATTTATGTTTATCTCGCTAACAGTTTCGTTGTTTACTAATATTGCCTTTCCTGGTGCATTTCCACCTGACAAGTAATATGAGTCATATCTTTCTAAAATAGCTTGACCAGGCAATAAATCTATGTTTTGCCTTAGATCTAATCTATTGAAATCATCTTTATTTGAAAGCGTTAAGAAATCATTGACGTTTCCTTTTCCTAAAAGAACACACGATTGTAATAATTCATATCCAGAAATAGAACTAACTACATAAACAGATGAACCTACATTATAAGAACTAAATTGAGTTTCGTTACTATCTATACATGCAGATAATGCAACAGCAATATCAGTGGTGGTACCTTGATTAGAATATCTTTGGCCGTTAAATGTTCCAGCGTCTAATTGAGACTCTGCCATATAAACGTGGTTTCCAAGATCTAAGTTAGTTTGTATTTTGTCATTTCTAACAATACAATTTCCTTGTGAAATAACTCTTAGATTTAAATCTCCTAAGTTTGCATTTTTTTCTGTTAAATAGAATGCATTATTATTGACATCTACTGTAACTTCAAAAATATCTTTAAACAAAGCAACGTCTTGTAAAAGACCTGGATCTACTGGATCCAAATCATATGTTAAAGAATTTTCAATAGTATTTTCAATAGTTTTAAGTGTGTTAATTACATCAGCTTCGACTTCTACACTAAATGTCTTTGGATTATCTGGATCCATTGGATCGTCAATTCCAAATTTTAATATTTCACCTTCAACATGTTTAATAAATGTAAATTTACTTGCTTCCTCTTTAATTGCAGTAATCGCCAGTGAATCATTAGTGTATGGCGTATCAATTACATCTAATCTAATAAAGTCATAACCATGATCATTGTTTTCAACCAGATCAATAGACCTTTCAGTATCTTGAACGCCTAAGTATGTAGAGATTTGATTTCCACTATCTTCTATTGCAACCTTTAATTCTTTCTCGTTGTAATACGTATTGTTAGATATGTTAAAGTATTTATTACCAACAGTAGCATACGCCAACATAGGAGATGTTGTAACTTGTTTGTAAGAAGGAATAGCTGTTTCTGGAGAAGTCTCATCTACCAAAGAGGTTAGCTCTTTAAAATGGTGTATTTTACCATTTATTGTAAATACTCTACCGTAACCAGAATCTATATCGTCAACGAATAGACCAAAATATCTATTAACACTATAATCTTGTGCTAAGTCATCGTTAAATAAAAATTCTAAATTTATTAAGTTTGCTGAAGCTATTTCATTTCTTCTAAATGCATCGGTAATATAATCATTTGCCTCAATCAATGGCTTATCAGTCAGAATGTAATCTTTGTATAAATATTCACCTTTTCTTGTAAAACCACCTTTGATTAAATCTATTCCATTGAAGCTAGATTTTTCAGATTTTTCAAAGTTAACTGTGATCGGTGCAATTGGGAAAGTTTCATCTTGTACATGATTTCTTAAATAATTACCGATATTAGAGTCTCTTGTTAAATCAAACGTTTTTATTATTTCAGCGTTGCTAAGTAAACTTTGAATTCTTTTAAAATTATCACTAGCATTATCTTTTAAATCTAAAGA